ACTTTATAAGAGTCCATCAGAGAGGCAGAATCCCATCATCGTTTTTCAACATGTTGAGTTGTTGTGCCTCGACTCGAATTTTTTCTTTTAGTGATGAACTAATAAGACCAGCAACAGAACTAACCTCAATATTTCGTTTCTCACAATAGTCAATGAGAATATCCATACAGGGTGATCTAGAGTCTCTTGCAAGTTTTTCAATAAAGATGGAAAACTCTGCTGCTGTCTTAAATTGCTTTGTAATCAAAAATTCATCAGTTACTGGAATTTCTTCCGTCATAATCTATCCTGCGTAAAAAATATGTCTACCGATTTTAGTAACTCTCTGTAACTTCCAACCTGGACTAACATAGTCAGCATGGTAGAATAGAACGTTACTATTAACTACTATACGCGTATTGATCTCAGAAGTCAATACTTTTTTCGCAATATCTTTTGCTTCAGCATATAATACTGGGTCTTTGGCAGGTCGACGCATACACGTCCAACTGAACTGACAGACCCTACTTGTTCTCTGATAAACGACAGAGCAAACGTTTGATGGATATTTTGGATTGCGAACTCTATTTAAAGTTACACCTGCAACCGCGATTTTACCCTTTCTGGGTTCATTACCTGCCTCGTAGTAGATGTTATCTGCTAGACAAGTTATTGCTGCAGAATTTTGTGACAGGTATTTTTGTTTTTCTTTTTTAACGTTTTTTTGTATGATTTCTTCTTGTTTTTGTAAAATTTCTTGGTTTTGTCGTTTTACGCTTTCGACTTTCTCATATCCACCGACAGTGTATTCCATTGCGGTGTCTTCGATTCTTTCTTTTGCATAACTCAATGATACACAATATATTACAATTACCACTAAAATTGAAGAAAGAATTTTCAATGTCTTCTTATTAAAGGAAGGCATCTCTATTCCTTGGATTGTTGAACTGGAGAGAGGATTAACCAGTGACTCCCTACACTGGGCACTTTTTTTCAAAGGTGCATTATATTTAGGGTTTAAAGACTCCCAATAGTCTCTGTTTACCGTTGATTTAGAACGGTTGGCGGTTTATTCTGTTTCGAGGGAAACCGCCGAAAACCCAATGCTAGCTTATGCAGCTAGAGCAAAGGCAACGTTATCGTTTGCATTTACAGTTTGTGGCGCTTTGCCAGTCAATCAGTCTCGGTATTCCTATTACACGAAAATCGAATTCCAATGTCACCCCCATCAACAAGAAACTCATCTTGGCACGTGCCGCAGCAAAAATCATCTTCTAAAATACGTGCTCTTAACTCTTCTCGATTAGTATACTGAGAGTCACGTATATCACGACAACTGCATATTACCATAAATTTCCTCTTGGTGGAGGTGGAGGGAGTCGAACCCTCGTCTTTCCGCTTTTATTGTCAACTGTCAACAACTGATATATTATTTATACTATAGTTTTGGTCAGAAGTCAAGCCAAATAATAACCATTTTCATAATAATCACGAGTTCGAAGCAATTCTTTCGCCCAGTTGTCTCGCTTCTCGATAAACACCTGAGGTTCATCACCCTCGACTGCAATAAGAACTACCAACCACGGAACAGGAATACCAGTTCGTTCTTCATACATGATTGCATATGCTGCAGTCTGCATAAAGTATGAACTGATATGTTCTTTCTTTTTAGGTTTGCTAGATGTCTTGAAGTCGATGACTGCTCGGAGACGGTTATAATCGGCGATACAGTCTACGCGACCTGCCATACGAAGGTGGTCACTATAGAGCGCAAGTTCTTGGCAGTGAATATCGCCAATCGAGTCGAGAACAGGTTTGAACTTCTTGAACATCTCAACGTCAAGCAGAGATGCTTTCGTAGTTGTATACGCTTCTTCTAAATCTTCGTTCTTAAGATATGATTCAGTTAATGAGTGAATCTTAGTTCCACGAGTTGATGCTTTGTTCGAGATCTTATTCGCTTCTTCTTCACCAACACGTTTTCGCCAAGCAGCGATTCCATCTCTGGATAGAACCCCGAGAACAGTGGTAGCAGAAGGATACGCTACACCAGAGGCATTAACGTAAACTCTGCTACCATCTTCGTTCGTAGTTGATTGTGCGAAATCTTCATAGTCATATATCGTCTTAAACATAATTCATTATACTATAATTTTATAGAAAAGTCAAGCCATTTCTTCAATAAATTCTTTTAATTTTAAATTATAAAAACCATAATATGCCATCTGATCTTCAACCTCGGTATAATTTTCTGCTGCAATCACCGCATTTGCATCGTCAATTTCTCTGGTTAGATGAGCAATAAAATCTGCATTAGCAGGATCTTCTGCATCTAATGCATCTAATTGATTTTGTAACTGAGATGGGCGCTGTAGTGCAAGACTTTTTGGTTGGATTGGCAGACCCGTAAATGCATCACCGAGTGATGCATGAAAATCTTCTAGTAGTGTTGACATTTTTATCTCCTATGCTGCGTAACGACTTTCATATTCTAGTCGAGCAATTATATATTCTTTTACAAGTTTTGATCGAACGATATCGTCTACAGTAAACTCAACAGTTTTAAATGAAGGCATCATGTCTGCAATTGCAATAAATTTCTGCAACCCAGACATATCGTTCTTCTTATATAGGTCAGTTTGGCGGAAGTCTCCGCAGAAAATGACCTTTGAGTTCTTACCGATACGAGTCATGATAGAATTGAGTTCCATATCTGTCATATTCTGACATTCATCGACAACTACGATGGAGTTGTCTAGAGTGATACCACGAACGAATGATGTGATAAGGAAGTGAACCATTTTTTGTTCTTGTAGACGAGCAAATGGTTGAATATGATTGAAAAGATCTTCACAGATTTCAACATATGGCATAGTGTAAACTTCTGTCTTTTCTTTTTCGTCTCCAGGAAGATGCCCGATCTCGCGCGAAGGAACTGCTGAGCGCACAATAACGAGACGTTCGAAATTGCTGGAACTATCTAATACTTCTTCTAATGCTTTATATAGAGCGATGAATGTTTTACCAGTGCCAGCGACACCATGTAGTAGGACTGCGGATGCTTGCTTATCATAAATTTCAAAGAAGGATCTTTGATTGAAATTTAGAGGGGAAATTTGTTTCAAATCATTGTATGAAACTTTACACTTAGAACTTCTCTCTTGTTGAATGATAGTTTCGGATGGGGCGACGAGTTGTAGATTATTTTGTTTTCTTCTCGACATTTGCAGTCCTTATTTTAACTAGAGGGTTGATACGAAAAAGGCGACTCCACTACGGAGTCGCCTTTATTTTCCGAGGACATCGGAATCTGAAATTGGGATGGGAGTTCTTTTTTGTTCCATACAGGTATTTATTAAACTGCGACACTCCACCACTCTGGAATCGGGCGATTTTTCCACTTTGCCATAGTTTTTTTTGCACCGACATAATAGTTACGATACGACTGAATAGAGTCAGGAACTTTATATTCATCTGGCATCGCAGGAGTAGGTTGCGTTTTATAACCGATAGGAATATTAATAGGAGGTTTACGTAACCAATATACTAGACGGTCACAAGAATGGATCTTGCCATATCGGTGAGTGTATTCAGATAAGAGGGATTGGAATAGGCATACAAGCCAATTATAATTGTTGTTAGACTGGCGAACCCAAACAGCACTCGGATGATTGATGTGTGTCGCCTTGTATAGTTGCCCCTCAAGAGAAGTATCTTCTAACCGCCATCGTTTGATCTTTCGTCCAGAGGAAGCATCGATATATTCTTTGCCGTCGAGAACACGGTGCGCAGTTGATAGTAACTGGGCATACTCGAGGATCATCTTTACGACATGTTTGTCGTTATGGTATTCTGCGCACTTGGTGACATCGCTGTCAAGATAAAAAATATTCATAATGTATTACTCGTCAAATGGAATCTCTTCCATGTTATTAATTATGTTTTGTATCGCAACTTTAGCGACATCACTTATTATACTGTTTCCTATCGAAAAGTCAAGTGCTTTTCTGACAAAAATTGGATCTAAGGTAGTTAATATATCTGCATTGTATTTCTTTTCACATTCTGGATAAGTATTCAATGCAGCAAGAACAAGTTCTACCTCAAAGTCCGTATATAAAGATATACGATACCTTCTATGCGATAGAAATCTATCTGGAAAATTAACTACTCTACCCATAACAATATTTATTATTAAAAGACCTTTACCTTGTAAATTCCTTCGAACATTGCAGCATCTTTTTCATCATTTACCATCGGAAACCCTTTAATGTTCAGACTAGTATTAAGTAACATGGGGCAACCTGTTTCTTCATACCATCGTGTCAACAGTTTAAATAATCCTGGATGCTGCTGCTCGTTTACAGTTTGGACGCGAGATGTGCCATCAACGTGAATGATAGCAGGGAACTTTGTAGGAAATTTACATCTTGCAGTAAATTGCATGTAAGGGGATACTTCAACTGGCATGTCAAAATACTCTGCTGCATGTTGCTCAAGGATGACTGGTGCGAATGGTCTAAACTTTTGTCTGCGCTTGATTGCATTTACTCTGTCCTTAATGTCTGGTCTAGTTGGATCGGCGAGGAGACTTCGGTTACCGAATGCTCTCGGACCAAACTCTGCTTTTCCATTAGCAACACCCACTATACCCTCTTCTTGTAAAGAAGTCAATAGATTTTCTACAGGATATTCAGTATCAATATTTTCACCGAGATATGGACCTTGCCAATTAAGTTTTCTACGGTTGTTTGCAGCAATAGCACCAAGAGAACTACCAGCGTCTCCTGGATTTGGAATGATCCAAACATTCTTGAAGTATTTCAACGCGATATGATTCGCAGAGCAGTTAAGCGCACAACCTCCTGATAACACTAGGTTATTTTGTAGAGGGTCTATTTCCTTGGCACGACGGAGCAGTTTATCGAATTCTTCTTCATAAATCTTCTGCGCAGAAGCAGCAAGGTCATAATGATCAGGATCTTCGTTTTTCATCCACCACTTGCAACCACGATGCAAATTAGTTCGCTCGTATAGTTCGCGCATGTCCCAATAGTGCTTATTGGGATTACCATACGCTGCCATGCCCATGAGGATATACTCATCTTCGTTTGGTTTCAATCCAACTCTGTCTGTTATGGCGGAATAAAACAATCCAAGAGATTTCGGATAATCCATACTCCACCTTTTCTTAAGAGTTTCATCAGCACACAACCAAATAGATGCTGTGTCAAATTCACCGATAGCATCTATTACTAGAGCAGTCGCAGATTCAAACTGAGAAGTATAAAATCCTGCTGCTGCGTGAGATTCGTGATGCGACGCAAATTCTACAGGAACTTGTAGACCAAATTCATCTTCTAGATAGCGCCGAACACTGAAACGAACTAGTCCTTGCCCCGAAAGTAGTCTACGCATTGCTCGTAATTTTGGTTTCTCATACCAATGTATTTTTTCTGGTTTACCGAACTGCAATGCTGCATTAATAAGATCAGTATTCAGATGCTTATCGTTCTTCACTCCGCTATACCGTTCTGCGCTTGCCGCGAATAGGATTTCTCTGCCACTGACAACAGTCAGAGCAGCATCATGCGCACCCGCAGAGATCCCCCACTCAATCATAGATAAAGGGATCTTGTTTTCTTATTTTTTTCATTCGGCGAATGTGCGATCTCTTTAAGAGATAACTTTTAATTTTTTGTATTAATGATTTTATCATACAATTCCTCTGCAAATAATACATGCGCTATCTCGGGTGGATGTTTAAACCCGCACGGAGGTGATTCCGCACAGTGCCTCGATTCGGTATACCTAGTAAACAAAGATATGTTTGGGTCGATACAACAATCTAATATCCTTTGAAACATTTCCTTGAATGTCGGCAAATATTGCCAATCAAAATACATGTCTGCAAACATATTGCCATGCTTTGATTCTGGGTCATTATAAAAAAGAAGTTCTTTTGGGAAAACTGGTTGCATATAAAAATCGAAATTATTTACAATGCAAAAATTCTTAAAATTTTGTAACGCAAACAGATATGTTTGCATGACTTTATAGTCATTGTAATGCATGTCGCTATCTTGAATCGAACGGTCGCTCATAACTCTCGATACAGGTACGCCTGTTTTTTCTGGTGTAAAGGACAAGTATCTATGCGGTGATGTTATTCCCAAAAAGATTAGGTCTGTTTTCGGATTTAATTTCGCGGTATAGTAACCCCGAAATAAATCTAGTAACATATGATCCACTGCAGATCCAGGTATAGAATAATTAACATGCTCTAGTCCAAGTTTATCTGCCAATTTAGCAGCATAACTTCTTTTTGAAGAAGCATTAATATACTCTTTGGACGTCATCTTACCTACACGAGAAACATAGTCTTCAAACTTATGTATTGGTTTTCTATCAGCAATCCACTGATGTTTCATTTTATTACACTCATCAAAACTGACCCCAAGTAATTCATGGTCTATCAATTCTGCTCCGGAAGTAAACGAACACCCAAAGGAAATTAATCTTGTTTTTCCATCAAGTTTCATTTTCTGTGATCTTTTGTCATTGGTCTTGGATTTTCTACTTCCTTCCCATCCAAAAATGAAAATAGACTGTTTCGTAAATCTACGCACTGTTTTCGCATTTTACCATCTTGGGGTAAAGAAGGTATCTCAGCGTCATACAATGCAATCACTTCTTCGAGTTCTTTCCGTGACATATTATGACACGCCATGTGGTCGGGATAATACAAGTAGTTGAAATTTAATGGGTTTGAATTAGTAAATCGCACATATTGATTCAATATTTTGTAAAGGGGAATTGCATCTCTTACGTTCATCTTACTTACCGTCATGACAATCGAGACGTTTGATGTGTGTAAATCGAATTCTTTTGATATAATTTCTTCTTGACAATATTTTAAATTATCTAAAACTTGATCCCACTTAGCACCCACTCTTAGTTTCTCGAACTTATCGCCATAAGAATCTATACTGAAGGATAGAATAATTCCTCTGAATTTTTTCCAGATGTCAATTTCTTTTCTGGTGGGTCTTTGCGTTCCATTTGTATTGTATAACAATATTGTTTTTTCTGGATTCGGTAATTGATCCAACCACTCAAAATGTGTCTTGTTCATTAGTGGTTCGCCACCTGCGATATCAATTCTGAAATATCCAGTTTCACCAGGATTCAATTTTTTATACTGTTCTACATCATAAGACCAAGCAATCTCTTCGTTTAAACGATCGTATGTATACCTGTCCAATTTTCCTTCGCGTAAGAGTTCGGTTGCAATTGCAGTTGAACATGCAGGAGTGCATATTGTGCAACGGAGATTACATAACCTTCCAGTTTTTAACTGTAAATACTCAAGAGAAACTTCTTCAGGTGGTGTTAGCATTGTTCCATTATGCAACATCCACATATCTTGTGTTCGTTTACTGTCTCGCCCTTCTTCCTCCGCGAATTTACATTGGTTGCAACCGCTCGGCCAAATACCTTGCGATAACTGGTCACGATATTCCTGGAATTCTTCTTGCAGAATAGTCTCTGCATTTTCTATATCCACAAGTTTGCTTTTTTTGTCTTTTTTGTGAATGAAAAGACAGCATGGAGTTAAGTAACCATCAGTGTCAACATGCACCGATTTCCACATGGACGGACAATAAATTTTAGTTTCGCTCATATTGACAAATACCAATCTCTTACCTCTGGGTCAATAATTGCAGTTAGACTCTCAAAGGTATGTTTCCCTTGAAGAAACTTTTCTCTATATTGCCAGTTTCTCTTCATCAGTTTTAACATTTCCGTATCCGAATAAATTGGATTGTTGCTTTTGTCCAATTTATACGATTTTAATATTGCAATCGTTCTTTCTTTTCCTCGCAAGGAACACTCTTCAAACCGTTTAATGGCATGGTCAATTATTCTATCAAAAATATGTTGAGGGTATAATCGAATATCTAAAAACCCTTGTTGAGTATCTTTATTAATATGATTGAATAATTTGTGTGAATGGAGTTCAGGATCATACGGTTCATAAAATTCAAACCATCTGTCAATATCCATAAGAACTGGCGCAGACATAACACTAGAAAGACCAAATTGGTTTCTTTCGTTTAGTCTAGAATGGTATTCTTTCCAATTAATAGAAACTGTTTCCCAGGATGCACCATCTCGGCAAAATTCAAAAGTTTCATGCGTCCCATCTAGACTTGCCTGTATACTTGGTTGATAAAATTTCAGAAGATCAGGTATAAGTTTTCCCTTCCAGTGAAGGCGTGTTAGATTGGTGTTATAATGAATAAAGATATTATATAAAAATGCAGGTTCTTCGGATTGAATCTCTAATAATTTCTCAACAACTTTCCAATGCACGTGAGACATCATTGGTTCGCCGCCAGCCCAATAAATCTTCGTCAATCTTCGCTGGTCTAGGCACTCAATAATTTCTTGTGCCATAGAATCTTCAAAATCATAATCTATGACGAATTCTTTACCAGTCGCCCACATTTTAGGTCGCTGTCCCCACATATCAGCGAACAGTGAAGCATGTTTAGAACTGTAGATGCTGCCACAACTTAAACACTGCAGATTACAATGTATGGTTCGATAGTCAAAATATGTAGGAAGTTCTGTGGTAGAACCATCTTCATTGGTTTTGCTTATGGTTTCAGCAATTATTTCTTCTTCGCTCTGTTGACCCTTCCAACTCTGTTGACGCAAGGATTGAATGTTCTGGTCTTCGTTTTTATAACAGACTGAACAGGCATCAATCTTTTCTCCTGCTATCATCTTTTTTCGAACATCTTTCATTACAGAAGAATTCCAGAAGTCCTTGGTTTCCGTCTTTTCTTCCGAAACAATGTCATCTGATATACAGCAAAGTTTTCGCTCGTATTGCGATCCGATGTAACTATGATCCCATGGATATTTACAAATACTTTTATTATTTTCAGTATTGATAGTCATAATTGAATATATCTTTCCACGGACCCATTTTTCTACTTAGTTGAACAACGTCTAAGTATTTATTGCCTTGTTGCCAATGCAAATCGTTTTGCGATTCAACACGAAGATAAGATTTCATCGTTTCCGTTAGAATCCAATTTGAGTATGGCGACTCTTCATAGAGTTGCGTTAGATCTTTCTTGAATTGTTTAGAGGCACAATTTAATGAAAGGTAATCGGGAAAGACAATAAAGTTTTGGTTTATTGTTGTGTGGGGTTTTAATTTGGTCAAAGGGACTGCCCACTCATAGAACTCTGGAAGAAATGGTGCATTCAACCATTGTATACTACATGTAATATTTAATG